CTACCCCACCTCTCTGACAAACACCCTTCCCCCTTTGGGACAAGCCACCCCCAACTCCACCATCCCCGGCAGCGCCGCGGCCCACTCCTCCATCTCCTTTGAGTGCAGCGTGTGCGCAAGCGTATGCGTTACCGCCGGGTTGCTGCGCCGGGACGCTTCAGTCAGCGCAAAGGTCGCGCCCCCACCCCAATAGTCCGGGCTGAGATAGACGAAGTGCGAACAGCCGACTTTGCCCAGATCATAGCCCTCACGCGCCAGATGCACCTTGATCGGCATCCATTCCGGCCCGGAGATAAAGTGATGGCAAAGACCAAGGCAGGTCACGCCGACCAGCTGGTCGGCGTCCCAAGCCAAAGCAGCCGTATCGCCCCGCTTGGCGAAGGCCTCCAGCATGGGCATCGCGTCAATCGGCTCACGTCCGGTTTTAACCCGAACATCCGCCACAACCTGCGACAGCCGTTTGAAGTGCTCAGCCACATCGGCAAGTTTCACCTGTTCATACCGCATGGGTTAAACCTCGATCGTTTCAGCAAGAAGGAAGAGTTGGTCCAGATCCGCATCTGTAAGCGCAGAGCCATCTGGCCAGGTGACATAAACAGAGAGCGCATTCAAAAGCGGGCTCAGCCGATGGAAGGTCGTCGCCTCGCGCCAAGCCAGCTGGGTCATGGCATCCATGCCACCCATGAGCGTCTCAACCTGATCGAGAAGCCCCATCTGCAAGAGCGCCGCCTTGGCCTGCAAGCGGGTCACGACCTTCTCCGCCTCAACAGGAGGCGTGACATCATAGGCTGGATCAAAATCCGCAACCGCGCCGAACTCGCCTGCCTCGGCACGCGCGAACAAATCACTCGGCCCGTCGCGGTCGACCACGCGTAGGCCGCCATCATCCATGTCCAAGCGGATCGAACTCAGATCCGCCATGATATATTGAGGATTCATCATCAGTCATTCTCCACCAGAGCATAGACGCCGGGAATGAGATTTTCCCCGCCAGTTTGGAAACGGCAGTTTTGGACACGTGCGTAGCCATAATAGTTAGTCTGCTCTTTTCCTGAGCCGACGACTCGGTGCGACGCATACGTTTGGATGCTCACGCGATCCCCCGGTGCGACGTCCACGTCCACCGTTTTGGTTTGGTAAGCCGTTCCAGTGATCGTCCAACTTCCAACAACCGTCTCCGTGCCATTGCGAAGCCGCGTAACCCGAAAGTAAGCAGGCTCAGAATTCGACGATGACCCGTCGAGGCTGACCCGGATCGAGCCATTCTGGGCGAACTCAAATTTATGGCGGGTGGCATAGCCGCTGTAGTAATTCGTGTTTTGCCAATACGCATCCAAGCGGCTGCGGATGGTCTCCCCTGCCGTCAAATCCGTTCCGCCCGAACTCGCCAGCGCCGCAATGGCCTGCGCCACCCGCTCCGGCGTCATCAGCTTGGTACTGACTGTGCCCGCCTCGGCCTCTGCTTGGCTGGCAAGATCCGCCGACAATGTGCGATTGGCCGCAAGCGAGCCTCCGCCGGTCAACCCCGTGCCAGCCGAGATCAGCCGGCCAGAATTGACGATTTCAACAACGGCCTCTGTGCCATCATCCTTCTTAAGGAACAGCCGACCGTCATAGGTATTGACGGCCAACTCCCCCAGCTCAAGCTGCGTGGTGGTGGGCACTTTGCCCGCGACGCCCGAGCGTTTCATCTTCACAGCCATAGGACCGGCCTCCTTGTGTGCCTATTTAGACGAGGTCAGCAGGATCAGAACGTCCCGCCGTCGAGCGCGATACCGGTGATAGACCCGCCGGTGATCGCCACATTGCTCGCCGCCTGCGTGGCCATTGTGCCAAGCCCCAGGTTGGAGCGCGCCGTTGCCACATTTGTCAGATCGGAGAGGTTCGAAGCCTTCGCCAGTTTGTCGGCCAAACCGTTTGTGACCGTGCTGGCAAAATTCGGATCATCGCCAAGCGCCGCCGCCAACTCGTTCAAAGTATCCAGCGCCCCAGGAGCAGCGTCGATCAAAGCCGCAATCGCCGCCGAGACAAAACCCGTGGTGGCAATCTGGGTGGTGTTGGTCCCCGCCGTCGCGGTGGGCGCGGCTGGCGTGCCAGTGAAGGTCGGTGAGGACTTGGGCGCCTTGGTATCAAGCGCCGTCTGCAGCCCCGTCACCTCCGATATGGCATGACCATGCGCAGATGGTGCGAAGGTCGACGGCTTGCCGGTGATCCCGGTCCAAACCACCGCATCCGCGACTTCCGCCGCATCGACCTTGCCGTCATTGTCGGTGTCATAGGTCGCCTTAGCCATATCCCCAGCCCCAAAGCTGGAAATCGCCGCCTGCACAAAGGCCGTGGTGGCCACCTGCGTGGTGTTGGTGCCACCAGACGCGGTCGGTGCCGCAGGCGTGCCGGTAAATGTCGGTGAGGAAAGCGGTGCCTTGGCATTCAACGTGGTTTGGAGATTGGTCACATCCGCGATAGAATGGCCATGAGATGCAGCCGCAAAAGCGGTGCTGCTCACCAGAGCTGCCGTCCCCAGCCCCAGGGCCGTACGCTGTGCGGCTGCATCCACAGCCGTCAAAAGCGCACGACCAGAGACGGTGCTATCAGAGATGGCATTGGCCGAGTGCGTGTGGCTACTGGCCGCCTTGCCATCTAGCGCCGTTTGTAAGCCAGTTACATCCGCGAGGACGTGGCTGTGGATGCCGTCCGACTTACCTCCCAGGAGCGTATCAAGCTGCGACTTGCGCACCAGATCCGTCGCCGCACTGGCATCCTGCGAGGCTTTCGGGACGGTTGAGAAGGTCTTGGCCCCCGCAATGGTCTGCGTGCCGGACTTTGCCATGAAGGCCCCTGTGCCCGCCACGGCCACAATGGAGGTGGCATTGCCCGCCCCATCATCGCCCTTGCCGATATAGAGCGTGTCATCAACCTCGTTATGGGCGACCTCACCCGATTTGAGCGCCGCCGGCGCGCCGGCATTGCCCGACACCCGACGCTTAAACTGAATCGTATTCGCCATTAGAAGAACCCTCCATTAATCGGCGTGTCTGTTGGTAAAATCGTGACACCAGGCTCGCCCTGGTCTCCTTTATCCCCTTGGGGTCCGACCGCCCCCTGAGGCCCAGGCTGACCACCAAGATGGATCCGGACAGGGCCGCTTTGCTCCGAGACTTTGATCGGCCCTGAGACGGCAATCGGGGAGGTTTGATCGCGCAGCGTGGTCATGCGAGACCCCGTGTCACCGGCTGCATCACGGGGATCTCCAGCGCAAAGCCCAAGTGCAGATCTGGATCGAGATCCGTGCGCACCACATCGACCACCACAGAGCCCACTGACAAAACAGCCGTCTCATTGGCAGCCATGTTCAGGTCGAGCTCTTGATCCGAGATCCGCACAAAGCCCCCGGCCTCTGTGCTGAGCGTGATGAGAACCTGATCCGCAGCGACCTTGGTGCGCACCTGCCCCACAAACATCGCCCCATCTGGAAACAGCGCCGCAGAGGCCTCCAGACGCAAGGCATAGGAATAGCCCACCATAATGGCGGGCCCCTCATAGATTTGTGTTGTCATGGCTGCCACCCGCAGAGTTTCGCACCGGTTTCATTATGCGCCAGGATCTGGCGCTGCGTATCTGACGTCAGGTGATCGGCCCGCGACGGCCGGATGGGCTCAGCCCAATCACAATCAACCCCGATCTTAATCCCGCATCCAGCGAGAGAGCCGGCGAGACACGCCAGCAGCATCATCCGCGCCCACATCACGCCGCACCTCCGCTGCTTGTTTCATTGTGCGGATCCGCGCCTCGACGCGCTTCACCGCAAACCGCGCAATCCCCGCCGCCCGGCCATGACGCCAGATCGCAATGACCGCCGCCAAAACGGCGAGCACGATCAAACTGCCATAGACCAATCGACGCTGGATCCCGCCAAAGGCGATCCCGAACAGGCTCATCACCGTTCCAATCATCCCTGGCCCGCCAAGATCTTGCGGATCCGCTCGCGCGCAATCCACATGGCCAACACAAGCACCAAGCCCGCCACGCAAAGCGCCACGATCTGCGCGGTGTCCTCCAGCGAGCGCAGCGCTTCAAGCCCGGCCGCCACGGCCGTCGCGGCCTGCACCGCCGCCGCGCGCACCGTGGTACTTTCGGTCACGCCTTCGCGCCGCTTGGGCAGCGCCGCCGGCTCAACCGCCCGACGCACCGCCACCACACGGGATTTCGGATAGGCGGTGATATTCACCTGATCGCCCTGATTGCCGCCCAGAAGAGTGACATTGCTGCCGTCTGTGCCCTCGTAGAAACCCACATGGCCCTGCCACGGCTGGCCGCGAGAGAGGATCACCACGTCGCCGCGCTGCGCTTGGTCGAGGGGTACAGAGGTGCCCCAGCTCTCATAGCTGCGCGCCAGGAGCGAACCCGTGCCCTGCACCCCACAGCGTGCCAGCACCGCCCCGACAAAGGCCGCGCACCACGGCACCTCATCATTGGTCTGCGGCACGCCCGCCTCGCGGTAATAGGCCAAGACGCGAGGATTGTGCCCTTCGGCCCATTCCCAAACACCCTCGTCCGCCTTCGCGGTCTCATAGATCAGATCGCCAATCCGCATGGCTGCCTCCTGCAATAAAAAAGCCGCCCCAAAGGGACGGCGTGTCAGTCGATGTTCGTGAGTGTCACCAGATCACATAGGATCCTGCCCCTGTTCAGGCTGAGAGGGGGTGCACCTCAGGCTCTGTTGCACGGGCTTGCAGGATCCAGTCATCCACCGCTGAAGGCACAGACGGGCCAATACCCACCAACCCCGCAAGCTGGATTTCCACAATGCCAAGGGAGGTTTCAGGATCGTACCAATGGCCACCTTGCTCCAGCACCAAAGCCCGAATGGTCTCAACCGGATCCGCGGCTTGGTTAACTTGGTTCAGTATCTGCGTGATTCCAGACATGTGTGACGTGCCTCCCCACGTATTCCTCTCCAGTGGCCCACATGGTTTGTTTCTGGACCCGCTTCAAGGGGAAGCCGTTTATTTCTTCCGCCCCAGCCATGCGCTCAGCACCGCCTCCGCGCCGCGCGGCCCCAGATAGGCCAGCGTGGCCACAAACCCGGTCGAGACCGGCTGACCAAGCCCGAAGTAACTCGCCGCCGCCTCACCAATCAGCGCCATGCCCACCGCGACGGGGATCTCCCAGAGAAGCTCTTTGCCAAAGAACTTCCGCTTTCCCAGTTTTACCTCGCCCGAGTGATACATCAGCCGCCCCGTAAAAGCCCCGATCAGCGTGGTTACCGCCCCGCCAAACAGCCGGTCGATCATTTCAATAAAACTGGGATCTTGCATCTGCTCTGCCTTGCCTTCGGGTTTAGTAGGATCCGCCATCAAGGAACTCCTCCCAGGCATCATCCGTCGAATTCCGGATCTTCAAGACAGGCACCGCCCCGCCGGTATCGAGCCACAGCATGCCCTGCCGGGTGGCCGTGGGGGCCGCCCCGCCGGCATTGGAAGATTGCAACGCCGCCAAAATCTCATTGATGCGCTGGCGCACCGCGAGACCCGCGTCATTGGCAATCACAAAATTGGAAGTCTGAGCCATTGTGGTGGCCTCCGATCTACTGAACAAAAGGTATGGCAGGGGGCGCGTTCGAGACGCAGTCGAGAGGCAGCGTTTCCTGCCGCATTACGATCGGAGGCCACTGAACTGTTTCTCGTATTAATAGACGGCACGCGGGTCTCAGAGGGCTTTCTCCATAGGAGCGTTGTGCGCGTTTTGAGGCGCAATCCTACGTCAAGGGCCCCTCAAAACGCTCCTGCCACCTCATCTGCATGGATCCGCAGAACAGAGACCACCGGCGTATAGGCCGCGTCCACCGTTCTCAGCCAAGCGCGTGCCTCAATTGCCCGCGCCTCGATTTCATGATTGTCGATCCGGCCCCAGTCTGACCAAACAGGCGTGCTGCTCGGGTCGTCATCGGTTTCCCGCACCTCAACCACCACATCCGTCTCCGCCCCATCCGTGCCGTCAAAATCCGCCCAAGTGTCGATCGGCTGCAGCCGCGCGTCGATCTTATCGAGCAAAGCCAAAACCGCGACACGGATTTCGCTGCGCAGCCGGATCCGACGCACCGCGCCAAAATCCATCCCCGCCCCAAACGCATAGAGCCCCTCGGGCTCCGGCACATAGGGCACGCCCGAGCCGTCCACCGCCGTCGCCATGCGCAATGTCGCCCCCTCGACCACCAGATCCGTCTTGGCGCCAGGAAAGGTGCCATCGGCCTGCAGGCTCTCCACCGGTGCAAAGGCAATCGCCTGCGCCCCCTTGGTCGTCACCGCCGTCACCGGCCCGAGACGCCCGCCGCTGTCCTCAGCGCGAACGAGATAGGTGCCGGGTTTAAGCGGCACCACCGCAATCGCCTCCGAGCCCGCAACCCGGTCCATCGAATAGCTATTCGCCCAGGTCGCCGGCACCTCACTGCTGTGGCGAATGACGATATTTCCCGCCACCCGCACATCCGGATCCGAGGCCCGCGTCCATTTCAGGATCGCAAGTCCTCCCGCCGTCTGCAGCGTCACGTTCTCCAGCGTCCCCGGCGGTGCCGTCAGCCCGAAGATTTCTGCCGCGCCGGTGCGCCACTCAGAGGCCACGCCAAGTGCAGAGACCGCGCGCACCCGCACCTCCCACTGGCCGGGCTTCGCATCCCGGATCTCCAATGTGGTGCCAGATTGACGGCCATACTCAAGCCAAGCGCCCCCATCCCGGCGCGCCTCGATCTGGTAACTCTCCACGAATGACGACGCAGCCGGCAACCACGTCGCCGTGATTAAGACCTTCGCACCCCCGCCATCGCGGGTGATATAGAGCTCTTCCGAGAGCTCAGGCGCGCCCGGTGCCGCCGTGCGGAAGGCAGACGGCAGCGTGGTGCGTGGCGCCGCCGCGTAGATCTGCTCCTCGGAGGCGTCCCAATCATAGACCAGCGGCGAGGTCTCGCGCAGCATAAGCTCCGGCACCAGCATGACGCCCTCACCCACGGCGCTCAGATCCAACCGCGCCGATTGCACCTCAAACGGTTTGCCCGCAAAGCCCCAGCGCGCATAGTCCACGTTCACCGTATCCCCGGCCGCCGCCCTCCAGGCGCTCAGCTTGCCAGACCATTTGACCACCTGCTGGCGGCGCTGCCGCTCCAGCTCAATCTTGGCGATACGTTGTGCCGTCGCCGAGGAGATGGTGAACGGCAGCGAGATATCCCGCCAAACCTGCTCGCCCCCATCCTCGGCCACATAGGCTGCCGAGGCATAGGCCGGGAAGTCATCCGGCTGCCAATCATTCTCCGGGCTGATGAACTGCCCGCGCACCCCGTTAAAGTTATTGGCCCGGCTTTGCCGCGTGGTAAGCGCAATGCCGCCCTCGCGCACATCATCGACCCCGAGCGTCACATCCGGCACCCGGTAGGCCCCGGCATGAATACGCCAGGCCCCACCCCGCCAGACGCTGCGCCCGGCCATTGCCGTCAGCATGGCCTCAATGATGGTCTGCGGTGTTTGATCGAGTGTCACGATGCCATTGCAGGTGTAGCGCGCCTCATCACCCCCAGCGGCCAGCGCCACCCGCTCGTCACAGATATTGGCCGCCTCGATCAGGCTCTCGGCCCAGATCCCGTCCTCAAGGCCAATGCCAGCCCCGATGCCAAACACCGGATCGGCCATGTAATCGGCTGAGCACAGCGCGGCATTCTCAGAATACCCCCGCTCACCCGTGCGCGGGTCCAGAATGTCGTCCTTGCCCTCAATATCCACCGCGATGTTCGGGATCCCACCGGGAAAGGCATCAGCACTATACGTGAGGCGCAGATGGATCGCCGCACAGCCGTCCAGGCGGTGCTCCGAGGTCCAATGCTCCGAGACCTCCTCCATGAGCGCCGGAAACGCCGTCTGGCCCGGATGCCCGAGCCGCTTCTCGATCTCGACCTTGCCGGCCCAGCGATCCAGTGCCGTGCCGGCGGCATCCACCGCCATCTCGCCATCGAAGTAGACCGCGCCAATCGATTTGACCCGGTGCGTGGCCAGCACGATCACCAGGTGCAGATATTCATTCGTGTCTCCCGATTCATGCAGGAACACGATCGCCCCGCCCTTGCGCACCCGGCCATAGACCATATCGCGCGGCATGACCGGCTCACGCACGCTCACCGTGCGCGGCTGCATCCCAACGGTCGGGGTCGGCATCAACGCCTGCGCAGCCGCCGACAACAGCATCGAAGCCCCGAACTGCGCTGCAAATAGGGTAAAGCCTGTGGCGGTAAAAGCGGCCGCCAAACCACCTGCCGCCACCGCTGCCCCACCAAGAGCAACGGCTCCAATCACCACCTGTGGCATAGATCAGACCCTCCAGGCAAAAGAACAGACGGACAGCGGCATCTGCACCAGACCGTCAGGCGAGATAAAAACAGCCCGCGCGCCAGAACAGACCCCAAAGGCCGGATCCTCACCGCCCAAAACAAGATCCCCGCGCTGCGCCAGGAGCGGCGTGGCCAGCGGATCCCCCAGAAGATCACGCCCCATTGACTCCATGTCCACCCAGCCGAGTTTACGCATGATGCGCTGCGCTCCGAGCGCCGTGGTGTATCGGCCCCGCCAAAGAGCCGCGACATCCTCGCCGCCGGTCAGATCCCGGCGCAGATCAAACGCCCAGGTGGCGCAATCATGACTGCCCCAGGCGAAGGGAAGATCCCGCACTGCCTCAAGACGCGCCGCCAATATGGATGTCCAACCGCACAGCCTCATGCCCGCCCCCAAGTGATCTCTTTATCCTGGATCGTAGTGACGAACTCAAAGCCGCGATCCCCCGGCGCCAGAACTTGCTGGCTTTCATGGGTGTAGCGCCAGTTGCGCGCCACCCCGAGGTCGATCAAGCGGTTTTCATACGAGATAATCACCGTGCAGCTGTCGCCCGTATCCGCGATCTCCGGCACATCCAGCCGCCCCGTAAAGGCCTGCACCGGATCCGCGATGATCTCGCGCGCCTCGGTCAGAAGCCCGAGCCACACTCGGCCCGGCTTGCCTTGGCGCGCCTCATCGATGGCCAGAGAGATCATCTCCAAAGGCACGCCAGAGAGCGACACCGTGGTGCCGCCAGCCACCACCTGCTGCGTCTCCTCGATCGCCCCAAGCCCCAAAAGGCTCCCAACGCCTTTCCAGGTTTGACCATTCCAGGCGATATCGCCCCGCCCCGTCCAGATCCGCACCCAGCCGGAGGCAAATTCGCCCTCAAAAAACAACACAGGATAGATCTCACCCGCCTCAAGCCCCGCTGCAACCTCCGCCGACAGATCCCGTGCCATCAAAGCGCCTCCCGTGCCGCCACAGAGAAGCGGAAACTATCGGCCCGCGTGATCCGTGTCGGCACCGGCTGCGTCAAACGCAGCGCCACGCCAGGCGCAGCAATCTCCACCGGGCTCAGATCCACAGGCGCGCTGCGCAAACGCGGCGTGAGGCTCAGCTGAGCCGCCCCAGTCGCATCGGCATAAGCATCCGCCGTGATTTGGTGAAGCCGCATGTCCTGCCCCGTGCCGAGCGAGATAAAATCCCCCGCCTCAAGCGCCAGAGCCTCCGCGTCCCAACCCGAGGTGGTGAGCGTGTCGCCAGACTGACCAGAACCGGCCACAGAGATGGTCTTAGACGCCAGGTCCGGCCGCGCCGCCGAGGGATCCCGCAGGACAAACCAGCCCCGCACACCACCAAGCGCGGTAAAGAAGGCCGACAGACGCCGGCCATCCCGCCCCTTGGTGAGCGCCACATCAAACGAGACCTCCCACCATTCGCCACCCCAGTCCTGGATCTGCTGGCTGCCGGTAAACGGAGAGACCTGCGCCGAGACCGCCGTCGCCAAGCGCCGCTCGATCGACTCCACCAGCGTCAAAGGAAGCTCACTCATACCGCATACCCCCGCTGCCGGCGATCACTCACGCTCTGGATCGCAACCCGCTTGATCTCCGGCAAAGCCGCGCGGAGTTTTTGGTCAATTTGCTCCGCCACGCCCATCTGCGCCCCGCGTGCATCGATCGAGATCGAGACACCGCCCGAGGCACCACCAGGTGCATAGGCCGCCGCCTCGCGCCGGTTCAGCACCCGCTCCCCGCGCTGCAGGATCGTCGGCACCTCATCCGGCCGCAGCCCAGCCCAAGCGCCAACCGGCCCCACGGTGCCACCGCTATGCATCTTCGGAGCTCCTGCAAACACCGCCGATGGCACAGAGCGCGACATGCCAGACAGCCCTACCATGCCCCCGTTATGCGACACCGCTGCCGTGGTGCTGCCCCCGCCAAACACGCCGCCAAGCGCATTGGCGATCGGGCCCAGAACCGCATTCTTAAACGCCAAGGTCGCCAGATCCGCGAGGATCGAGCGCACAAACCCCTTAAAGTCCACCTTGCCGGTGTCCACAAAGCTACGGAACGCAGACTCGGCGCCGCTAAACGCCCCGGTCAGCGTCTCCCCCAGCCCCTTGCCCCAATCCATCGCCGTCTTGGCGTAATCCTTCAGGCTTTGGCCCACGGCGGCAAACCCCGAAAGCGCCTCCTTGGTATCCTTGCCGGCACCGCCCGCTTTCAAAAGCGCATCCGTGACTTTATCCGCCGAGACCGCTGCGTCCTCGAGCGCCGCCGCGCCATCATCACCAGCCCCGGTCATGGCGTCTTTGAGCGCCTGCCAGGAGGTGATCGGACCAGAGGCCGCGGCCCCAAGCATCTGCGCCGCTTCCGCGTAGCCCTGCGCCCGGATCCGCGCATCCCCCGCCATGCCGTCAAACAGCTGCGGTGCGTCAAACGGCGAGTCCTTGAACGCGCTCTCGTAAGCCTCGCGCGCCGCATCCCCAAGGCGCACCGCCTCCGGCACGGTGGCTTTCCACTCCGAGAGGTCCGGTGCTTCAATCGCCCACTCCGGCTGCCGCCCGCCAAGCGTCAACAGGCTGTTCACCGCAGAGGTGAGCCCCTCAAGGCCACTCTCCATCGCCCCAACCAAGCCATTGATCGCCAAAGCCCCAATCCGGTCAAACACCGCAGGCAAGCTCTCCCAAATAGCCTGCACAGCCAGGAACGTGCCTTCAAAGGTGTTCAAAACGCTATTGGCCCAGCCCACAACGCCGTCACTGGCAGATTGCAGACCATCATAGATCCCCGCCTGCGCCGAGGCCCAGGAGCTCTCCACATTGGCCCAAGCCGCCTGCGCAGAAAGCGAGACCTTCGACCAGACCTCCGAGGCCAAATCCTTCAAGAGCCCCATCGCCGCGCCAAAACCGCCAGCCCCGCTGACCAGCTTGGAGAACCAATAGACCAGCTCCCCCGCGCCCACGATCAGCGCGCCAATCCCGGTGCGAATGAGCGCGCCCTTCAAGACTTTGAGTGCGCCCGCCGTCTTAAGCACCGACGCCGCCGCAAGCCCCATGCCCACGGCCCATTTGCCGGCCATAAAGGTGATAAACGTCCCCGCATAAGCAAAGATGCGCCCGATGCTTCCCGTCAGCACATCCAGCGCCTTGCCGATCGGACCCGTGGAGCTCGCAAGATCCACAAATGTCTTGGCCAGCCCCTCCAGCACCGGTGCCAGAGCCGAGCCCACCTTATTGCCCATGCCGGTCATCACCTGACCAACCGCCACAAGAGCCGTGCGCGAGCGGTTCAGCCCCGCAATCGTCTTGCGATCCATCACCACGCCGAGATCCGCCGCCCGCTCTGCAAGCCGCCCCATCTCCGCGCCGTTGCCCCGCAAGAGCGGCAAAAGCGCCGTGGCATCCGAGGCCATCGCTTCGAGATAAAACGTCATGTCCTGCTGGCTGGCCCCGGCTTTTTCCAGAGACGACACATAAAGCTGCAACGCCTCCGGTCCAGACAACCGGGCAAATTGATCCGCCGTCACCCCAACCTTGGGCGCCACATTCTCAAAAAAGTCCTTCATCGGACCACCGCCGGTCTGCAGGAAATCCCCAACCCGGTCGTTTACGTCCTTCAGAATATCCGACAGCTTATCCGCCTCGATGCCGACCGTTTGCGCACCCGCTGCCCAGCCCTGGAACTGCTCCGGGTCTGCATTAGCAACCGCCGCCTGCTTTTGCACCTCAAACGCCCGGTCCATCGCCGCATTGGTCGCCGCCACAGCCCCGGCCGCCGCCGCAGAGGCCGCCCCGATCGCGGCGAACTTCACCCCGCGCGCAAAAGCGGCCAGCTTGGCATTGGCCCGCTGCACCTCACGCGGGATCTTCTGGAACGCCTTCTCACCGGCCTCACCGACACCACGCAGCTCGCCCTCAACCTGCTTACCGCCACTCGCCGCCAAACGCACCGAGACTTGTTTCGTAGACATTTTGGACCTCTCGAATGTCTTGATTTATGTATCATCAGATGATACATGGCGTCATGATCATCAGTACGCGTGGAAAGCTTGCCGCTGGGGCTGTTCAAAACCGTTTCGGCAAGGGGTTTCCTGCCGATTTGGTCAAACGAACACGCGCGATGCTTTCAGCTTTGGATGCTGCGCACGTGCTTGAGGATTTACGGTTTCCGCCTGGCAATCACTTAGAAGCGCTGAGCGGAGATCGCGATGGACAACATTCGGTGCGCATTAATGGACAATGGCGCATCTGTTTTATCTGGACGGATCAAGGCCCAGCCGAGATCGAGATTGTGGATTACCATTAGAAAGAGGATGACCATGAGCTTACTGACACATCCGTCCCATCCAGGTGACGTGCTTAACGAGCTTTATCTCACGCCGCTTGAGATGAGCGCCATCACGCTGGCCTCTCACCTTGACGTGCCGCGCACACGGATTGAACGTCTGGTTAAAGGACAGACATCCCTTACCGTGGATACCGCCATGCGGTTGGCGCGTTTTTTTGGCACCACGCCAGAATACTGGATGAACCTCCAGAAGGCTTGGGATCTTGCCCGCGCGCGCGAGAGCATTGATGTCTCAAAAATCAAACCCCTCGAAGCCGCCTGACCCATCAGGATCAGAGACATTCAGTTTGCGCACCATCACCGCCTCGATCGACGGCAACAGCTCTGCGATCACCCGCGGTGCAATCCCGAGCGCCGCGCCCAACTGCAAGGTCGCACTCATGTCCCAGCCCGTGACCGCCCCGCCTTCAGCGCCGGTCACAACCCGGACCTGCCCCCCAAGACGCTGCACCAGATCCCAGATCTGCCAGCCCTCGAGCGTTTGCGGCGCGTTTAGACGCCTTGGGCAGTCCGAACAGCTCGAGAGTGGCGCCCCCCAAAGACTGCGCCCATCACATGGGCACGCCGCGCAATAGTCACCGCCCCCGCCGAACTCCCAGTCGGCGAGAGCGGTCAGCCGTTTTTTTCCGCGTCCACCAGCATCGCGCCAGCGACCACCTTTTCTTGGAAAGCTTCAAACATCGGCCAAAGATCGAGCAACGCACTGATCCAGTCTTCCGAGACGGGCACAGGCGCGCCAGCCTCATCGCCGACGCCCTCCCACTCTTCGATCACCAGCCCAGCTATGATCTTGGCCACGACCAATGCGATGGTATCGTCATCAGGATCTTCAACCTCGTTCACAACTGCGGTGACCCGTGGGCTGGAGCGCGCGGCCAGCATCATCGCTGAGGTCAGCGGTTTCACCTTGAGCCGCACGCCGCGAGGCAGATCAACCCAACGGGACTCATGCGTCAGATTCAAACTCAGCATCAGTAAGCCTCCACAGCATTGACCAAGGTCACCATCACCATCGAAGACCCGTCCGCTTGCTGCGCGGCTTGCCAGTCAAAGCTCACCTGCACCCCTTGTGGGCCTTGGATTTCCCGGCGCGGGCGCGGCAGATATACCGTCGGCACTGAGACGGTCAGGCTCTCGCCTGAGGCCAGCTCATAGGCAAACTCAAGCGCGCAAGATGTGCCATTCACGGCTTGGGTCAACAATGTGGTGTCGGCAAAGCGTACATCAATCTTGCCGGTCATCGCTGCAATAGAAGGGTCAGCCCCGTCGATCTTGCCATCGGCACGGATCGTCTCCACCCGATCAAGGTTATTGGCATAGGCAATCTCGGCCGACACAATATTGCCAATGGAGACCCCATTGCGTTTGATCAATCCGTTAAAATGTCCAAACCGCTGCAGGGTCACATTCGCCAAAGCCCCAGCCCCAGAGCTGGTGGCCAAATCCTCCCCCTGCGCCACGATATCGACTGACGCTGTCAGCAGACCAGAGCGCGCCATCGACCAACTGAGCTTATCCACCACACAGCCCGCATAGATCGCATAGATCGGCACTTCCGGCAGCCCCGTCTCAATCGAGAATGACGGCAGCGTCCAGTTTCCGCTTTCAAACACATGTGTGTAAGGGTCAGATCCCGTGGTTGTCGGCGCCCCAAACGCCGCCTTCAGCCACATCCCAAAGGCATGAGCATCAATCGGCACCACAACAGTGCCATCCGCTGTCACCGCATCCTTCTGCGGGGCCAAAGGATCCCTGCCGTAGCCCAGAAGCTCTGAGGCCTGCAAAGGCTGCTCTGCCCCAAGCGAGGCTGTCGCAAACGGCATCTTCGTATATCCCGAACTCGGCGAAGTGCCATACGTCGTTTCAAACGCGAGCGCCATCTGCGCGCGCGCCCCTTGGGCTCGTCCCATGTCACATCCTTTCTGTTACGGCGTGAGTTGTCGCTATTATCTTGACTTTTTTGAATAAACTGCCTGATCTATCTGCGGAGGAACGACACATGTCTCTGTTTGCAAAACACGACAAGCCATCTGAAGCTGAACACAATCCCAAAGCGGCTACGGCAAAGGATCAGGCCTACGCGACATCTCGTCCACCCTTGCCAGGGGAGATGCCCGATCCACATCGGGATCGTCGCCATAAGTCCGTTGTCCAATCGGATTTGGTGATTGAGGGGAATCTCAAGACAACCGGTATTCTTGAGTTTGCGGGCACGATCAGCGGAGATGTGAGTGCAGATACGCTCATCCTAAGCCAAGGTGGCCAAATCACAGGCGATGCCAAAGCCAAGCACCTCTCCACAGATGGCGTCATCACCGGCAGTGTGAGTGCCGAGGATGTCACGCTCAAAAGTCAGAGCGTGACCAATGCAGATATTCACTGCCAGAGAGTGTCAGTGGAATCAGGCGCTGAGATTAAAGGCGCTCTTGATTGCAGCCCCCGGCGTCAAAGCTGAGCCCAAAGGAATCCTCGCGTTTTCTGCTTGTGTTGATAGTCTCCCAATAACTCGCTGTCTGGGGGATGAGCAGCAGGGATATCGACGTTTTGGGACTGGACTTTAAAAAGCCGCATCGCAAGAAGGGCCTTTGGAGCCTTATTGTCCTTCTGTGTCTGGTGGTGGCAGCCCTCATCCTCACCCTTGTCATGGCCACCGCAGGGCCTGCCCGTTTGAGCGGGTCCGTTCAAAGAACCGTCGACGGGGATACGTTTCGTCTTCAGGATCTTGATCCGTCTATCCGAATTTGGGGGCTTGATGCGCCTGAGAGGGGGCAACCCGGTGGTGCTGAAGCCACAAACATGCTGCAAAACCTTATTCAGGGGCAAACCCTGACCTGTCGTATCCGTGATATCGATCGCTACGGTCGCATCGTTGGGCAGTGCTTTCTCTCAGGTGGGCAAGACATTGCGGCAGAGATGATCCGTGCAGGCGTGGCCAGAGAGTATTGTCGCTATTCTGGTGGATATTACGGCACCTGCTGACTGTCTTTCACCCCAAGGGGTCTGCTGTCGCGTAATGCAAAATAATCGGAATGATCGCCGCCTTTAGGCTTGGGGCGCCCTCAACAGGCAGGTCCACGGGTTCGGGGGCTTGACCCTCTACCCAATCGCATAGCCCACCCAGAGTGCGATCATCACCATACAAATCACCCAAGCCACGACATATCCGATCAAAACCTTCTTCATGTCCCGCACCCTGTACGACAACCTCCACCTCTGCAACATGCCGATAGTGATAGCGCAGAGGGGATAAGGTGACCTCAGGCTCTCCCGGGTCCCCATCGCGCAGAATGACCAGGCCACCCGCTGGGATACGCTCTGGTAGCACCGCTCCGCGTAAAACGGTGGTGTCCAGCGCCTTCAATCGCTCATAGAAACTGCGCAGGATGGTTTCGCGAATTGAAGGCATGTCACTCCCGGGACACCGGGGGTAGCCCGGTTTCAATGCTCAGTGTCACCCTTCTGGGGCGACAGGTTAGCTAAATGGCGCGGCAGGTTGGATCGGCTGTGCAAGAAGTCAATGATGATGACCTGTACGGCCTCTTCGACAAAGACGACAAAATGCTGTCCAGCGCGCGCAAAACGCAAATCTTCGGGCAGATCCGGATCGATGATCCTGCGGCAATCCTGCGATTGCGCCGTGCCCGCCGCGATATCCCGACAGACGGAGATTAAGTCTTCTTCGTATGCAGCGGCCTGCCGTGTACCAAAGGTTTCAACCGTCCAGATTGCAATGTCGATGAGCGAGCGTTCCGCCGCTCGTGTGAGGCGCCAGGGTTTGGGCATTGTCAGTTCGGATCAAGACTGATTGCGGGCAAGCGCAAAGGTACGGCGCATGGCCTCCTCACCACTGCCATCGGCCAATTCTGCGCGGCGTGCCTGTTCGAGGCCAACCGACAGGCGTGAGCGCAAATCACGGAGTTCCGCTTCTTCGCGTTCTAGAAGGCGAAGTCCGGCACGTAAGGCTTCCGAAGCATTCTGATACCGCCCAGAAGCGATCAGCCGATCGACCAGGTCGGATTGCGTTTCAGTTAGGACTACGTTTCTCGTGGCCATGTCGATCTCCATCAGCATCATTGGCAATATATGCCAATATTGCCTGCCTGTCGACTGGACCCGTTAAGCCCGCCCAGAAACCCATTTCGCCACGATCAACTCCGGAACCGCCGCCTGCACGCGCGCAGCATCCCGCGCCAGATCAAGCCGTTTCTTTAGCTTCACCTGCGGCACCAAGAGAAAGATCGGCACCGTGGCGCGTCCACGTCCCGTCTTTGAGCGCGATTCCACCCCAAGGCCGCGACTGTTGAGCCGCCCATCAGCCACAAGCAAGCTCGGACCGCGGCGGCGATAGACAAAGCGCAAGCGTAATCCGCGGCGGCGTTCCCACTCGCCCGGTGTTAAGGCTTTGCCACGCGTCCCTTTGCCAGCTGCAGGCAGAGGGATGGCAAGCCAGAACCCGTCTTTGGACCGGATCAGAGGTCCTGTATCATGGGCGCCAATGATCTCAGGGGCTTTCGACCAGACAAAAGCTGCAGCACTCAGGCTGTCCCCCGCTTGGGGGTAGGCGCGACTGCGAATGGAATTGCTGAGACGACGCCCGAGACCCGCACCTGTGACCTGAGCCCGCCAATCCCCCTTCAACTCTTGCCCAGCCTCGCGCATCGCAGCACTCACGGCCTGTTCACCGGCTTTGATTTCAGCTGCCATCGCCGCAACCAAGTCAGGGCTGATATCCACGGAGAGTTTCATGCGGGGGTGAGCTCCAAGGTCCAGACCAACCGTTCTCGATCCCGTTGTGGCTCACCTTGAATGAGGAAGGTCTCCTCGCCGATCAAGATCTGCTCTTGCGGTCGCGGGGCTGGGATATCCGCCACCCGAACATCGATCCGGGTGGTGTCAGACAATAGCCGGGCCGCACCAAACGAGGTGATCTCATCTGGGCGGCGCAAGATCCCACTGGCGCGGGTGAACTGCCCCTCACTGTCTCGGTGCCAGATTTCCACCGAGAGATTGGCATCAAGGAACAGCATCCCAAGGGCATCGGCGAAGGCGTTCATCAGGTCCGCTTGGCCGAACGCAGCACCTGCGGCCGAGTGCAGATCGGCAGCGGATTGCTCTCAATCTCAAGCCGCACCCATTCATCACGGTCGCGATCGGGGATCATACGCGCATAGAGCGGCAGGCCCAGCGTATTGACCGTTTCAAACGTATCGGCAGGCGCATGGTAGATCTCGAAGAGACCCTCAACGCCCTCGGGATAAAAATAGGCTTTGTCCGTCGGCACGCCAAAGCCGAGGCCACCGCGATAGCGGCGGAAGGTGATGCCGCCAAAGCTGACTTCCTCGCCCACCCTGCCCCGCAGGTCGGCAGCCGCTGCCGTATTGAGATAGGTCTCACGCACCTCCTTGTGGGCGACCAGATCGGCGAAGAATGCCGAGCCACATTCGGCGCGCAGCTGCACCTGTCCGGCCGCGAGCCCGCCGAGGCTGTCCTCGACGCTTTCGATCAGCGCCTGGCAGCGTTTGCGCAGGGCGCCGGATGCGGGCGACTGATTGTCGAGGTCAAAGTCCACCTCGGCTGCCGGCGTGATGCCAAACTCACTGTAGTAATTGATCACCGTCGCGCCGTCCTTAGGGTCCTTCACCACGCCCTGAATGCCGTTGAAGAGGTGGAACTCGAAGGTGGCCTCAGCGTCGTTACGAAGCCGTGCCATCTTACGCGCCACCTCAGCCTGCACCTGCTGCGTGGCCGTCTCGGACCCAAAATCGCGGATGCCCTGGATTTCCGAGGCCCAAAGCACGTCCTGCTTCTTGAACTGGCGGCAGACAAAGGCGCGCATGTCGCGGCGTTCGGGGATCTGCTGCTCATAGGCCGAACCGCGTTCCGAGAACGGGATCAGCGACAGCGTGCCGTCCCGGCTTTCGATCATCACGGTGCGGCTCCTCACGCCGCGCGATCCAAAGAGGTTTGACCCCGACAGGATCGCCGGCTTGAAGGGGATGTTTTCCAGAGCCCGGGTGAGCTCGATGATGCTGAAGGCGTCGCCTTCAAAGATGTCCATGGTGGCCATGAGCCAGCCTCCTTCTATTTTCGGGATTTTTGTGAAGCCGTGCTCAGGCTCAGCGCAGGATGATGCCGAGCGCAGCAAGGGCCGTGGTGGCAGTGGTGATCTGGGCCTCAGTCGCGCCCTCTGGCCAGATGATCTCGTGGCGATTGACGATGGCGGGGCCGCGCAGGATCACGACGCCAGGCGCATCGGCATCGGTCGCATCCACGCCGGCCCAGAGAATGCTAGCAGCATTTTGGCTGCCGTTCGTCGCGGCAGGTGCGAGCCCGGTGTATTTGCCGCCCGTGGTGATTTTGCCAAGCACTGTGCCGGGCGCGAGCTTTCCCGCCCCAGAGGCAATGGTGACGGTTTCTCGGGTGTAATCGCGCAGAACTTCCCAGACGAGGAAGCCGCCCGCGTGTTTGGGCTCCGATAGTGTGGTCATGATGCGTTAGCCTTTCGTCTTGAAGGTACGGGCGATCACATCGCCCCAAGGGTTCGTTGTGGTGGCCCGGCCAGGTTGGGCATGGGCGGCGGTGATGTCGGGGATGGCGTCGGCCTTGGCAGAGAGCAGCCGGTTGCGGACCTCGTCGAGGCCGACGTCCTCTTCGAGGAGGCGGCCTGCCATCTGCGGCTGACCAGCTAGGCGGCAGAGATCGATCACGGCGCGTGCGTGGGCAATTGCCTCGGCGCGAACGGTCGCAGTGTCGACCATTGTGGGCTCACTTGCGGCCACGGTTGGCGCTTGCGCAGCCGATTGTTCGGGGTCAGGCTGGGTGTTGGCGTCCGCAACACCCTCGGCCTGCGGCTCCGGGGCTGCAGGCTCATCGGGTTCACCTACCGCCTCCACCACTTCCGGCGGCGCATTCCGGAACCGAGCCACATCAAAGGAGGCGGCGAGTTTCACCGGCTCGGCAATGCGGTCGATAAACCCAAAGTCCAGCGCGTCTTTGGCATCAAGCCAGGTCTCAGCCGCCATAAGCGTGGCAACTTCATCGTCGGCTTTGCCAGATTTTCCCGCATAGCCCTGGATCAAGCTGCCCTTCACCTTGTCGAGTGCCTCAGCCGTGGCGCGCATATCTTCAGCCGTGCCCATCACCAGCCCCGAAGGGTCGTGGATCATCAGGAAGGCGTTCTCAGGCATGACAATGGTATCACCTGCCATGGCGATATAGCTCGCAGCCGAGGCGGCAATACCATCGATCCAGACGGTGATCTCGCCCACATGGCGCTTCAACGCATTGTAAATGGCAACGGCGTCAAAGACCGAGCCGCCGGGGCTGTTGAGGCGCAGATCAATCGCGCCGTCATCAGGCAGCGCGCCGAGCTCCGCCAAGAACCCTTTCGCTGTGACGCCATAAGCGCCGATTTCGTCATAGATCAGCACTTCCGTGCCCGAAGCGCGGGCACGGATCGTGTACCAAGTGTTCATGGTTTTACTCCTGATTGGTGGCGTGATCGGACGCTGCTGCGCCATCCTCTGGATCAGGACGACGCGTCGGCGTGGCCCTCGCTCCCTGCGTCTCGCCAGAGCTCGAACGATAGGCCAGCCCCAGATCGACCGCGCGTTTCGCGTCCGACGCATTCTCCCGGTCGACCTCTTCGATGTCGTAGCCCGTGGCCTCGACGACCTTGCGGCGTGAGGTGAGGCCCGCATCCATCGCCAGCACCTGCGCCTGAATATCTTTGAGCGGATCGACCCAGTCCCACCGGGGCGGGATCCACTGCACGGGCCGCGCTGTGGTAAGATCGACATTGAGGGCGCCCGCAAGCACGGCGGTCTCCAGCCAACGCCGCCAGATGGGTCGACAGAACTGATGCGCCATAACCCCATGCTGCAATTGACCAATGCGGCGGCGGAATTCGACCAGTTCGGCCCGAAGGCTGGAATAGTTCGCTTGCCGCACGTCCCCCGTAACCAAGTGATAAGGCAGACCCAGCGACGCCGAGACAGCGAGCAGCGTTCGATACTGGAACGCCTCATAGCCGCCGCCCACATCGGCGGGGCTCGAGAACTTCACATCCTCACCCGGTAGAAGCACCTGCATCGTGCCCGGCTCTAAACTGGCCAGCGCCGCGCCATCAAGGTCCGCCTCCCCCTCCCCCATCATTGGGTCTTCTGGCGCTGTCTTGGTGATGAAGCCCGCGAACATTGCCGCAGTTTTCTTCCGGTCGAGCTCAGCGTCGTCGTATTGGTCCAAGAGGAACAGCCGCACCATAGCAGGCGCAACATGCGGCAGACCCCGGATTTGCCCCGCATCAATGGGGCGGTAGATGTGCAGCACCTCTTCTGCTGGCACGCGCACTGTGTCGGGCACCGCGACGCGTTGATCCGTGCTGTCGCCCGGGTGACGGCGGCGAAAGTGATAGGCCACCCGCCGCCCGATCAGGTCGAATTCGATCCCGCAGCGGATGCGGTTGCCGTTTGGGTCCGTTTCCGTCTTCTCAAAGGGCAGCATCTCGGATTGCAGAAGCTGCAACTGCAGCGGCACAAGCATCCCGTCTTCCGCCCTTCGCGGGCGCAAGCGCACGAAGCATTCGCCCGCGACAAACATCTCCCGCGCAACCATGGCCTGGAGGCCGTAGAAATCGGTCAGCCCATCGGCATCCGCCTCATCCGTCCAAGCGAGCCAGAGTTTCTGGACCTGATCACGAAGATCAGCATCACCGATCAACGAAGACGGTTTGATGCCGTCGCCGACGAGATTGGCCGCGAAGGCTTCACAGGCATTCGCCGCATAGCCATTGGTCACCACCAATTCCCGCGAGCGGGCCAGCAATCGCGGTCCACCCGAGGCAACCAGCGCGTTGATATTCTCCAGCGGCGGGTTCCAACCGCGCAGCCGGCGCTTGGCCATCGCCCCTTCCAGACGCGCGCGCATGGCTTCAGGGTCGCCCTGCTTGGGGCGGCGAAACAGGTCGAAGAGTCCCATACGTTCAGAGCCCCTTGGCCGTTGTCACGCGAACATGACGCACAATGCGCCGCCCCTCGGCAGCGGCGATTTCGCGGTCCAGGGCCTCGATAGCTCGGTCGATCTCGGCGAC